GAGATGATAATGTATACAAAAAAACAACAAAAAGATTTTTTACTTAAATTAGAAAAACTACAAAGTCAATTAGACGCAGTACAAGATGACCCAATATTTGATACTTGGTGGACTAAAGAAGAACGTAATAAATTTATAGAATTTGCCAATGATATTTATTGCAGAAGGCAGGCTTTAAAACCTCAAAGAAAAACAAAGTACAAAAATATGTATAACAAGGAGAGTGCTTAACAGCACTTTCCTACTAATAATAATGAGGAGATAATAATGAAATACAAATATCACGAAGGAAACAGAACTAAGGACTACCCTCGTTCAAGAAAAGGTACAGATTGTGTAGTTCGTTCAATAACAATAATACTTGACCAACCATATAAGACCACACTTGCAGAATTATGCGAATATTCTGTGAAGTATGGAGCAGTTTTAAATGATGAGTGGCTATATGAAAAATACTTAACAGATAAGGGATTTGAAAAACAAAAACCACCAAGAGTAAATGGAAGAAAAATACAACTGCTTAATTTTAAATTTAAAGGTCGTTGTGTGTTACTAACAAGAAATCATTTAACTGCTATTATTGATAATACAGTTTATGACACTTGGGATTGCAGACAGTCTAATTGCAATTCATATTATGTTTATAAAAAGGAGATATAAATGGGTGGACTAAAATTTTATAACTTTTGCAGTAAAGATACTGTGAAATTTAAAGTGATAACAAAAAATAAAATAACTTATTACTTTAAGATTCATCATATAGACGACACTATAGGATTGTATGATAATGATATGAATTTAATAAAAACAATTAGAGGGGAAATCTAATGCGACAAATACCAAAATATACAATTTATAAAAAGCTTGAAGATTTTAAATTGCCATTTTTGATAAAGCAATTTCAAGAAGAAGAAAAAAAAGAATTTGATTATAAAGGAAATATATCTCAATGCAAAACTATGATGGGTTTATATATTTATGGTCAGATAAGATTAATTCAACAAATATTAGATAAAGAAATATAGGGGGGTATTATGAACAAACATATATTAAGACATATTTTAAAAAGTACCCCCAAGAAGTACACATTTTGGAACACGCATATTCGTTTCAAAATATTAGGAATTTGCTTTTTACTATTTATTATTTTTTGCTTGGCTGGTTGCAGTACAAAACCAATAGTAGATAGTAGAGGTAAATCATCTGCGAATATTGAAGGAGATATGAACAGATATCACGACGACTTATATACTTGCGAAGCGCTAGTAAAAGACGAAACAAATTTTTTACTTGATGCTGGGAAAATAGTGTATAATTCGTTAAGATTTAGAGTGTTGTGGCTAAGTCCTAAATTACAAACAAGACAAGATTATATTAATAATTGTTTGGAAGGGCGAGGTTACAATGTTGTTAACAAATAATAATAATAAGGAGAATATTATGACTGAAGGAGTAATAGCTAAGACATACGACAATAGCAAAACTAATGAGGAAGGAGTATATATAAATAATTATGCTTTTGATTTAGTTGATGGAACTAGACTATATTGCAGAGAAAAATTAGACCCTATTCCACAACCAAATTCTAAAATTAGCTATGTTATTAAGGGTGTTAAAACATCTGCAAATGGAAACCAATACACTAATGTAGAAAATGTTAGTGTGGTGGGAGAAAATGCGCAGTCAGTAGCGCCAACTAATAATGGTAATGGATTTAAACCTGATAATAATAAAGACAGATTGATATTTGTTACTGGAATTGTAGGTCGTGCTATGGGGAGTGGAAGTTTCTCAGAGGAGAAAATAGACGCCTTAACTGCAAAAGCAGTAGAATCTTTTAACAAACATCTTGGCTAATGAAAGATTATAAAAAATTGTTCAGTAGATATTGGGGTATATCAGGAGATGATTTACCCCTTTGCTGGGCTTGTAATCAAGCTGTAGGGGTAGATATTCACCATCTGATACCAAAGGGTATGGGAGGTGTAAAAAACAACAGATTAAACAGAATAGACAATTTATTTTTAGTGTGTCGTGGTTGTCATACTTTGGCGCATAAAAACAAATCTAAGAATGAAGAATATAAACAAATATTATTAGAAAGAATTAAATTAAGGGAAGCTGGTTATGTCTGAAAAGAAAAACAAATATGTAATTAATTTAAGTATGGAATTTAAATCAAGACCAACAAAAAGTGAAGTGGAATCAAAACTGTTTGATTTGCTTAAAGATGGATTTACTTTGCGTACACCAGAAGAACAAGATGATTATATTAGAGCAAAAGAAATTAGGGAAAAGAAAAGTGCCTAAGAAAAAAGTTATAGAAAAAGATGGTACAAGTAACCATTGGAAAAAATTAATACACCATAAGTTGTGTAGCTTTTGTGATAATGTCGCAGTTCATTATGAGAAGTTTAAATATTACTGCGAGGATTGTTACAAAAAATTAGTAAATAAAGGGAGATAAAATGAATATAAGAAAAATTATAGATTCGTTTAAAAACGGATTAATTGATGGATTATTTAAAGGTGAAAAAAGCAAAATTACTCATAAAAATAAAGACTATGTTAAAATATATAGAGAAGGGTTTGACTTTGGAGTAACCATAAATCCTAACAGAATAAAAAATGACTGATATTTATAGCTTACAATTTGACCCTAATAAGTTATCACACCAGCAAGAAAAACTGGGTTTAGAATATAGTGACAATGACACAGCGCTAGAGATAATGAAAAAAGAGTTACAACTTATAATATCAGAATTAACACTTCACTATTCTCAGAATGTGAAGTATAAAAATACATCAGAATTAAATGCGCATATTTATTCTGACCCAAGAATTAAGGACTTTAACATTAGATATGAAAAAGTGCTTAGACGCAGGAATCGTTCTAAAATTAGGTTCGAATCCTTTAAGACTTTCAGAGAGGACTTGAGAACAAAAGTTGTCAATGAAAGAGAACTGGCAAAACATTTATAGAAAGGAGTATGTTATGAGCCAAGTAAAGAAGATAAAAAGTTACCTAGAGGAAGGTAACAAAATCACACCACTAGAAGCATTAAATCAATTCGGAAGTTTTAGGTTAGGTGCTATTATTCATATACTAAGGCGAGAAGGTATGAATATAAAAACAAATTATATTACAGTAGAAAATAAAACATTTGCTGAATATGAACTTATCACAGAGCCACAACAAAGTTTTTTAGAGGGAGAAAAAAATGACGGATAGATTATTTTCTGAAATAGAACTGGAAGAAGAATCAAATAAAGTTGATTTGACCAAAGAACAAGCTATGGCTAGGTATAAACCTCAATTAGATAGTATGGACATTTTAATTAAAGGTTTAGACCAGTACCAGCTTAAATTCGGTACAGAGAGCAATGTATATTATGAAGTATTAGAATTAAAAGCAAAAGTAATTAAGAACAAGGAAGTTTTAGAACAATTTCTAGGTGATATATGATTGAGTACATAAAATTTTTTATAACTGTGATTTTATTTGCAATAGTTATTCAAGTAATGGGTGTTGTATGATAGAACATTTTAAAAAGTTTGATGGTGGTGGTAAGAAAGACTTACTGCCACTATCTTTTAGCCAGCTTACAGAGTTTGCTTTTCATAGAGAAAGATGGGCGCTGAAAAGATTGTATGGATATGAGTTCCCATCAAGTCCAGCTATGGAAAGAGGGAAGGCTGTAGAATCAGGTTTAAATATGTGGCTCAATGGTATTGATGCAGATGATTCAATAAAAAAAATGCAACAAGAATATGATACTAATTGCAATGCTTTTGAAAATGCAAAAATACCAGAAGAAAGAGAAAACTTAGTTCCATTATTTAATGAAGGTATTGATAGATTAAAAGACTATGCTTTTAAATTAAATCTAATTGGGTATCAAGAAAAAGTGGAGATGGATATTCAGGGAATACCATTAGTAGGATATACAGATTTTCACTTTATAGATACGAAAACAAAAGAGGACTTTTATATCGATTTAAAGACTTCTCTTAGAAAACCCAATGGAATATCCAACAGCCACGCAATGCAACAAGCTATTTATCAAAGTGGAACTAATGCTAATCAAAAGCTTTGGTATTTAGTGTGTAAAAAATCTGGTACAGAATTTTATGAGTTCAGTTTAGATAACTACACCAGACCAATGCAAATATGTGAGCATATAGTCAAAGTAATGGGTAACTGGTTAGCTAAAGTTGATTCGTTAGATGATGTAAAGAATTTGTTAATTCCTAACCCTGACGACTGGATATGGAAGGAAGAAGCTGTATATAAGGCTAGAATGGAGGTATGGGGGTATTAATTTACCCCACAACCAAAAAAAATATTTAGGTATTATGATTATTATGATAAATTAATTAAGAGGAGAGATTATGTTTATTGACGAAAACTCAAAACCAAAAGAAAAATTAAAAGCTTGGTACTTATTCACCGAAGATTTTGTTGCTGGTACTCAGCACTTAACAAATGAGCAAATAGGGGTATATATTAGACTGTTATGCTGGAACTGGAATAAGAGATGTTCTGGTATTCCATTAAATAAGAATACTATTTACAGAATAGCCAGTTGCATAACTGAAGAAGAAAAGAAATCAGCAGATTTAGTAATCGACCAATTTTTTGTAGAAGTAAACTCTCATTATCAAAATGAAAGACAACTACAAGAGTTTTTATTTATTACTAAAAGAATAGAAGCATCTAAAGTAAATGGCAGGCTTGGAGGTAGACCAAAAAAACCTAGCCAAAACCCCCCTACCCCTACCACTACCCCTACCATTAAACCAAAACCAAAAAACAAAGATACTTTCCCTTTATTTTGGCAAAAAATATCTAATAAGGTAAGCAAGGGTATTGCAGAAAAGAATTTTAGGTCTATTGATGCAGAATGGAAGGAAAAACCAGAAGAATTAGCAGATATGTATAATAAATATTTTAATTCTGTTGAGGACAAGAAATTTGCGAAACAACCAGCTTTTTGGTTAAGCGCCAAAAAGTATGAAGATGAAGAAGCGCAGATTCAAACAGCAAATGGTGAAGTATATCCTTTAAGATTAAAAGTTCTTAAAAAAGCTATAGAAGAAAAAGAAACAAGTTCCTTTATCACTAGCTTTGCAAATCAAAATTTTCCAGATGTTCAAAGAGCAATTAAAGAAGGTGAATTTTCTAAAGAAGATGCAGTTAAATATTTTAACTTAGGGAATAGACTATGACAGACAGATTTAAAGATAATTTACCAAAGCAAGATTTTACTTTTTATAGTATGTCAAGAAAAAAAAGTAGAAATATTAAAAAACCTAAGTTAGATTCTAAAGAAATATTAAATAAATATATGTATTGTAATAAATGTGGTGCAAACCCTATACTAAGAGTAGATAATGCTAAAGAATATATTTGTGAAAAATGTTTAAAAAAATATTTCAAAGGCAAAGTAAAATGGAAGCTGTAAAAAAAGCAGAACAATTTAAGAAGCTTGTATGTGAAATAGATATTAAAAGATATGAGCAGAAAGAGTTTGAGAAAATAGTAAACTTACTTTATCAGGATATATTTAGAATAGAATAATGGCTAGACCAAAGAAATATAACATAGATATAGAACAATTACAGAAATTAGCTAAATTTGGCTGTACTAACAAGGAGATGGCAGATTTCTTTGGGTGTTCAGCAGATTTATTAGAAAAGAGTTATTCGGAATATCTGACAAAAGGTAGAGCAGAGCAGAAACTAAGGTTGAGACAGCTTCAATGGAAGTCAGCAGAAAATGGCAATGTTACTATGCAAATATTTCTAGGTAAGAACATATTAGGTCAGCAAGATAGACTGGAAGAAAACCAGTTAGAAGAACCCCTAGTGTGGAGCAATGATTAATGTTGTGTTATGATTGTGGTTGTGAATTGATATGGGGTGGCGACCACGAATGTGAAGATAGTGAGGATTATAATATAGTTACCAATTTATCTTGTCCTGAGTGTGAAGCATATGTAGTGGTATACTGGGGAAAGAAAGAAAAAGAATACAATGCCATTAACTGAACCACAAAAGAAAGTAACTAATTCAAATGCAAGGTTTAGAGTATTAATTACTGGAAGAAGATTTGGTAAAACATATTTAGCAATTAATGAGATAGCAAAGTATTCCAGTCAACCTAATAAAAAAGTGTGGTATGTAGCGCCCAGTTATAGACAAGCTAAAGCAATATGTTGGAGTGTACTAAAAGAAAAGATGTTGGCGCATAAATGGGTTAAATCAATCAACCATAGCGATTTGACTATAACATTAAGGAATAACTCAACAATAACATTAAGGGGAAGCGACAATGAAAATGCACTTAGAGGGGTAGGGTTGGACAAATTAATTATTGATGAATTTTCAGATGTCAGCAAGTCAGCTTGGTATGAAGTATTAAGACCAACATTATCAGATACAAATGGACACGCATTGTTCTGTGGTAGTCCAAGAGGGTTCGGTAACTGGAGTTATGAGTTATTTAAAATGGGTGAAGCTAACAAAGACTGGGAGAGTTTTAAATATACTACATTAGAAGGTGGTCAGGTAGACCAAGATGAAATAGAACAAGCAAAGCAAGACCTAGATTTAAGAACTTTTCAGCAAGAGTACGAAGCAACATTTGTAAACTATTCAGGAATGATTTATTACAATTTTAGCAGAGAAAAAAATATCATAGAGAAATATAAAGATAATACTTTGGTTTATCATATAGGACTAGACTTCAATGTAGACCCAATGTGTGCAGTAGTAACAGTTATTGATAATAAAATAGTTACAGTTATAGATGAGATACAAATATATTCCTCAAATACGAATGAGATGTGTGAGGAAATTAGAAACAGATATAAGCATAAAAATATTATAGTTTACCCAGACCCTAGTGCTAGACAAAGAAAAACATCTGCTGGAGGAGTTACAGATTTAGCAATCTTAAAAAACTTTGGGTTTGAGGTTAAATGCAAGAATACAGCGCCATTAGTAAGAGATAGAATAAATGCAGTAAATTCTAAATTAAAAAATGTTGCTGGAAAAAATACTTTATTTATTGTAAAAACTTGTAAAAATGTGATAAAAAGTATAGAAAGACAAATATACAAAGAAGGAACACATATACCTGATAAAGATAGTGGGTTCGACCATATGAATGACGCATTGGGGTATTTAATAGAGTATAACTACCCTATAAGAAGAAACTTTGTAGCAACTGAGCAAAAGAGGTGGAGTTAATGAACAGAGAAGAATTACAACAAAAACACCCTCTATGGACAGCAAACATAGAGAACTGGGAATTTTACATCAGGTCTTATTTAGGTGGAAATGATTATAAAAATGGATATTACTTACATAGATATATACTGGAATCACCAGAAGAATATGATGCAAGGATTAGACATACCCCTTTAGACAATCATTGTAAAAATGTAGTACAAATCTATACAAGCTTTTTATGGAGAGTACCACCGACTAGAGATTATGGAAGTTTAGACGGAGATGAGCAATTACAATCCTTTATTAAAGATGCAGACCTAGATGGTAGAAGTTTTAATACTGTTATGAGAGAGGTGCAAATGAACGCATCTATCTATGGCAACTGCTGGGTAATTGTAGATAAACCACAGACTACTGCAAAGACCAGAGCAGAGGAACTGGCTCAAGATATTAGACCTTATATTTCAATCTATACACCAGAGAATATAGTTAACTGGAATTACAGTAGAGCAAGTAGTGGAAGGTTTTATTTAGATTATTTAGTACTTGTAGAAGATATTAATGCAGAAAGAGCCATACTAAAAGTATTTACAGAGGAAACCATAAGCACTTATGAAGTAGAAGAATATGATAAAGAATATTCAGAGGGAGATTCAAAGCTAATAGAGGAAATACCAAACCCAATAGGAGTTATTCCAGCAGTTAATGTTTACAACCTAAGAGGAAATAAGAGACCTATAGGGATAAGTGATTTATCAGATGTGGCATATCTGCAACAGTCTATTTACAATGATTATTCAGAAAAAGAACAATTAATAAGACTGGCAAATCACCCTAGTTTAGTTAAAACACCGAATGTAGAAGCTTCTGCTGGTGCTGGGTCTATTATAGAAATACCTGAAGATATGGATAGTGCTTTAAAACCTTACA